AGTCAACCCCGAGTGTTTATCTCCTGAAGCTCCAAATTATTTTAATCCTTATAAATATTTTAGTGGAGGAATAACTTTAGGAATAAGGAAATATAATTATTGGATAAGTTTATATAATCCTTTAACGTTAGATAAATTTAGAATTTTAAAATACTATTATGCCATCAGGAGTAAAACCAGAAAATTGTGTAGGTAATAAAAATAGTGGAAGGAAGACCTTAAAAGAAGAGTTAAGAATATACAGAGAGAAGATTAAACAGATTACTTTAGAAGAGTTAGCAGCAAGCAAAGTATATCAACACTTGGAGGAACACACTAAAAATAATGATAGGCAAGGCGTGAAAGAATTAGCGTTGCCTGTTTATCTTAAAAGCAAAATAGATAAATCGGAAGTAAAACTTAATTACAAACAAATATATGACGGGCAATCAATTCCAAGAGAAAACAAAGGACGGGAGGAAGAGATGGAAGTGGAGCGAAGAAGCGAAAAAAAATCACAACCATCATCTTAAAGGTGTTCCAAAATCAGAAGAAATGAAACGGAGACTATTTGAAGCATTGAAAGGAAGAAAGTTATCTGATGAAACAAAAAGAAAAATAAGTATAGGAAGAAAGGGTAAAGGAATGGGCAATAAAAATGGTTTATGGCTTGGAGATGATATTTGTCCTATATGTAGAAGAGATAATGTTAAATTAGTTTATGACCATTGTCATAAAACAAATGAATTTAGGGGATATATTTGTTTCGCTTGCAACGCTGCTTTAGGGATGATAAATGATGATGTTGAAATATTAAAAAATTTAATTTTATATTTAGATGGACAATAGTTTCCAAAATACTAAGGCAACGAAACGAATATTCCAACTAAAGAAGAGGATAAGAGCGATTTCCGGCGGAACTAGTGCCTCCAAGACGATTAGTATATTGATTTGGCTTATTGATTACGGACAATCTACAAAGAGTGAAGTAATGACAGTAGTAGCAGAAAGTGTGCCACATCTTAAGTTGGGAGCTATCAGAGACTTTAAGAGTATAATGATTTCGCAAGGTTATTGGGAAGACGACAGATGGAACGCAAGTAATTTCACATACACTTTTCACGATAAAAGTATATTAGAGTTTATTAGTTTTGATAAGTTTGGTAAAGCTCACGGACCAAGAAGAGATATATTGTTTGTTAATGAAGCAAATAACCTACCTTACAATATAGTTGACCAGCTTATTACAAGAACTAAAAAGATTATATGGATGGATTGGAATCCAACGAATGAGTTCTGGTTTTATACAGAGATGCTGCACAAGAGAGAAGATATAGATTTTATTACTTTAACTTACTTGGATTGCAAGGATGCTTTAGACCCTAACATAATAGCAGAGATAGAAAGCCACAAAGGAAACAAACAGTGGTGGAGAGTATACGGGGAAGGCAAGTTAGGCGAATTAGAAGACAAAATATACAAAGGTTGGCAGATTATAGATGAAATACCACACGAAGCCAGATTAGAGCGATACGGGCTTAATTTCGGCTATTCAAACCATCCTTTAGGATTAGTAGCTGTTTATTACTATGATGGTGGCTATATCATAGACGAGATAATGTATGGGCTTGGGTATAGTAATAGGAACATAGCTGATATTTTAAAGAATATTAACAGAGCATTAGTAATAGCTGATTGTGCCGAGCCCAAAAGCATAGACGAGATTAAAGGATACGGAATAAACATAATCGGATGTGAAAAGAAATCAAAAACTACACTTGGTTTAAAAGCTGGTTCTGAAATAAGTTATGTAAAATGGAGTATTCAAGTAGTTCAAGGCGAAAAGATAAGTCTTACATCAAAGAGCTTGAATGTTATCAAGGAGTATAGGAATTACTTATGGATGAGAGATAGGGATGGAAACGCTATGGACAAGCCAGAAGAGCCATTCCATTACTCTATGGACGCTATCCGTTATCCAATATGTTCGTTAGCTCCAGTTATTAATAAGAGAAATTATATAAATGCGGGGATATTACAATCGGTAACTAAACCAACTAAGCCAGTCGCGTGGCGTTAATATGATTACAATAACACATAGAAAAAAAGAAGAAGGTATAGAAGTGTCTATCGGCGACAATGAACACGGGTGTGGGATAAAGATACTGGTTAAAAACGAGGATTTAGCTAATTCAGAGAATGGATTAGAGGAAATCTTTACTTTGGCTACAAATTATCTGAATGCAAATTATACCAGTATGCACAAAAAAAAGGTTCGGTATAACAGTGCAGACCCAGCACAAGTTAAGAATATCACTAATTAATATGAAAATCATTGTTGATTATCCGCCTAACTTTGAGTTAATAAAGGCAGCTTTTCCTTTAGTTAAGGAGAATGTATTTGCTTACGCTCCTGACATCTATAATCCTAACAAGAATTATCTTGACCCTATTGTTATTAAGCACGAAGAAGTGCATATCAAACAACAAGGCGACAACCCAGAGCAATGGTGGCAAAGGTATATTGTAGATAGTGCATTTAGGTTTTCACAAGAAGCAGAGGCATACCAAGACCAATATAAGAATTTACAGAAGCTAACAAAGGGCAGAACTAAACTATTTAATTGGCTTCATACACTTGCAAAAGATTTAAGCTCGCCTGTTTATGGGAGCATTTGCTCGTATCAAGAGGCATTTGAAGTAATTAAAAGTAATCATTAAAATATGAATGAACAATTAAAGGACATACCAAAAGATATATATGATTTTGTAACTCAAGAAGAGTTAGACTTTCAAAAAGGTATAGATATTTTAGGATGGGACTGGTCTATGGCAGACCATATTAAAACTTCTTTCTTTTATAAACACGGACGGCTTTTACACGGTAATGATGACGATACTCCTGTCAAGAACATTACAAAGCCAATCCTTAATATGCACTATTGGGTTGAAGATGTAGATGTTAAAGCCTTAGTGATTTACATTGAGAACCCAGAACTTCATCATCTGTCATTTTTAGTCAAGAAATACCACGATGATGTTTTTTTACAAGAAAATAACCTTGACAGCTTGTTTGATGAAATAAACCAGTCAAGAATAGATTATGGGGCTGGATTAGTTATGGATGTAGGGAAAGCAAGACCTCAAAGAATGGATTTAGAAACAATCGCTTTTTGTAATCAATCAAATATGCTTACAAGCCCGATTGGGTTTAAAATATATCTTTCACCATCTGATTTACAGGATATGGAAGACAGGGGATGGGGAGATAAAAGTAAGGGAGCAACTCATACGATTGAAGAAGCTATTGTGCTTTCAAGGCAAGATGCTGGCTCTGAAGGTGGTAAAATCAAAAAACCTACTGAAACGCCAGGTAAATACATACAAGCTTATGTGGTGATAGGAAATATGCCACAAGCTTATTTAGATGATAGCGAAAGCGAAGAATACACTTATCAAATGCAGGTAGTTTGTTTTTATCAAAACAAGGATAGCGAAAAGCAAGGCATTACTTTATTAGCCCTTAAGTGCGAAAATCCTTTTAAACTTATTAAAAGAGATGAGGTCTTTGGCAGGGCTTGCGGTTATGGGGGAGCTGAAGAATTGTTTGAACCTCAAGCTTGGACAACTTACTCTGAAATACAAAAGAAGGAAATGATGGACGCAGCCGCTAAAATAGTCCACTTAACTGATGACGAGGACTTTGTTAAACGCAATCGTAGTTTAAAGAATGTAAGTAATAATGAAGTTTTATTATTAGATGAGGGCAAAACAGTAAAACAAATGGATACTTACCCTCGTTCTATGGTTTTGCTTGAAAAATCTGTTAATGAATGGTGGGAATATGGACAAACAATCGCAGCCGCCCCAAATCCTTTAATGGGCAAAGAACCTGTGTCAGGGACTCCCTTTGCTTTGCAGAACCTTGTTGTGCAGACAGGTAAAAGCTCACACGACTTTAGAAGAGGGCAATATGCCAAGTTTATAGAAGAAATTTATAGAGATTGGATTATCCCATATATTTGTGAGGAAATAACCAAAGGGCAAAAGTTTCTATCAACTCTTTCTTTAGATGAAATGGAGATGGTGGTGAAGAAAACGGTTATTCGTGAAACAAATCAATTCAAAATTAATACTATATTGAGCAAAAAGGCGATAGATAATGGAATGATTGAAAACTTTGAGTTAAAAACAAAAGAAAAGTTTATGGAAGATAATAATAAGTTTATTGAAATACTTAAAAAAGAGTTAAAGGACGCTAAATTGAATATAAAGATTAATGTAGCAAAGAAACAAAAAGATTTAGGGGCTATGACTGACGCTGTTTCAAACATTATGCGTCAAGCATTAGCAACATATAATCCGCAAACACAAACATTCGCTATATTTGACGACCCGAGAATGGCTAAAATGCTTAATCAGATTTTAGAATATTCCAATATGTCAGAAATAAACTTTAGTGCTTCTAAACCAACTAATCAACAAATTAATCAACCAACTAATCAGCCAGTTCAGCTGCCACAACCAGCAGCTGCGGCTTAAATTTATGAAGGAAATAATGAGTGACAAAGAAAAAACAGAATTGGAAAAATTAACAGAAAATCCAGTTCTATTATCAGCTCTTAAAAAAGTCTTTCTCTTTGACATCTATTACTCTGGCACTTTGTCAAAAGAGCCAATGGAGAATGATTATATGAGAAATTTTGCATTGAGTTTATCTTTTGACCCAGCGACAGGGCAAGAATTTGCAAGAAGTAATGAAGATTTAGGCAAGGCATTAAGGGCAATGAATGAAGCATTAAGAATTATCAGCATATCGTTTCAGAGAATTGATAAGCATAAAAAGGTCGTTGTTGATACAGGAGTAAAAATTCCTGCGAAGCACAGGTAAAAATTTAATTAATTAATATATAAAATTATGAATAAAAAAGGTTATGGGATAATAATAATTATGGTAGTTGCCGTTTTAGTGGTCGGGGGAACTATCGGTTATGTTATTCAAAAAGATAAAACAGATAAAGTCGTGCCTGAAGAAGAAACAATGGGTAGTGTTGGTAATTTACCTTACAGAGCCACAACCACTCCTGAAGATTTAACTTGGACAGACCAACTATTAGATACAGGAGCAGGAGTTTTAGGTTCGGTAGTTATCACAACATCAGGAGACCTTGCTTTTGACTTATTAAAGGCAACAACAACTAATGACAACTTAAGAACAACATCAGTGGCTACAAGCAGTATTTTATTGGCTTCGTTCCCTGCTGATACAGCGGTTGGAACTTATACCTTTGATGTTTCCTATAGCAACGGATTATATCTTGATGTTAAGAGTGGAACTCTCTGCACGTCTACAATAACGTATAAATAATTTAATTAATACACAAAATTATGCTTGGAAAATTAAGAAGTTTAAAAGACATAGCAGAAGAAAAAAGAATTGCTAGTCTTGAAAAACCAAAAGTAAAGAGAAAAAAGAGAAAAAAGACAAAAAAAGGGGACGTGGTCGTATCCTCTAAATCTAAAAAATCTAAAAAAAAGAAGTATGAAAAAAAGAAAAAATAACAATGGGGTATTCTACGTAGTAATCTCATTGGTTGCTGTTTTAGCTGTTTGCTCTTATGCAGTCGCTTACTCAATGACTCAGACTATTAATGTAGATGGTGATTATATCTTTAATGAAGCAGCCCAACCAGTTACTCCTGAAGTTGTAGAAGAAATGTTAAGTGCAAGCCCTGGCGGTAAGTTTTTCAGTCCTGTCAAACTTTACGACAGCTTAACTTACGGAAGTGGTTATTATATAGCTACATCTTCAGAAGGAGCTGCGTCAACATTATCTAAAGCGAATTTGGATACTTATTTGATTAGTTTTACATCAAATACAGAAAGCTACACATTCACAATGCCAGCAACTTCAACAATGATAAGTTTGTTGAGGGGAGTTGGAAGCACAAGAAGTTGGTTAATACATAACGCTACCACAACAGCGGAAACAACATTAACAATAGCAGAAGGAGCTGGAATGGATATAGTTGCGATTGATACTAACGCAGATGTTTTAGCTGGGACTAACTACGGGAAAATGACTTGCACCCAAATACCTTATTTAGATGCTGATAATGAAAATATAATGTGTGCTATTGAAGAATATGTGAATGCAGATTAAATAATTTAGAGACTTGGCTCTTAACCAAGAAATATAACTTGCGGATTACATAACCGCTTAAAAATATGTCAAAATTAAATGAGGTCATTGACTCTTTAACCAATGAAAACGCTGAAGAATTAAAGGGAACTTTAAAATCTGAAGCAACTGCTCGTGATAAAGTCAACAGTCAACTTTATTCAAGGGCTAAAAAGGCAGAAGGTTTTATTAAAAATAAAGAAGGAAATTGGATTAAGAAAGAAGTTAAAGAAAAACCTAAAGCTAAAGAAAAGACTGAAAAACCAAGCGAATTAGATTATGGGCAAAAAGCTTTTATTAATAATGTTTTATGTGTCAAATTAAGTGATACCGAAGAAATGAAACTAGTGAATAGTTATTTGTCCGCTGGCAAAAATCTTGATGATTTAGTTGATAATAAGCATTTTAAAGATGACTTAAAAGATATTCAAGATAACCAATCCGCCAAATCCGCAATGCCTGACGGCTCTCGTGGGGCAAGCGGAGGTTCAGGTAAAGACTCTGTTGATTATTATCTTAATAAAGGTGAAATGCCTCCTGAGGATAAACCTAAATTAAGACGAGAATATGTCAATGCTAGATACAAGAAAGAAAAGGGCGGAGCACCTTTTGCCTAGTTTAGTGAGCTTGGGTTAACTCACTAAAAACTGTCAAGCAGTTCTAATTAAAGTATTGCTTGAGAGAACAATGAAATTGTGACTTTTGGCCACACATTTACCGACTCTTCGTGGGCGGATGATGTCTTTCCCGCTGAATGGAAAACTAAACTCCAAGAGAGATTAGCATATAACACTAACTGGAAAGAAGTTTGTGACGTTGTTTATACGGATATAAAGACAATCTTTGCTTCGTATATGTCAACTGTCCCGTCTATGCAGAGTCATACGAGAGGAACTCCTTACACTTATCAAGTATTCACTCTAACAAGTGAATATGTTGCTATTGACCAATCATACGCATTAGCAATTCCTTTAGACAGGGCTGATTTAGCTCAGTTAGGTTTTGTTAAGGCAATGGATTTAGCAAATTTGCAAGGTCAGTTAATCAATGAATACTTTGAGTCAGATATGTTAGCAAATCACGCTATGTGGACTAACTTTGACCAAGGAACATTAGATACTGGAACTGCTAATACAACTGCTATTGATGTTGATATTAACAATATTTTTCAGATAATTGGAAGGATGAAAACAAAAATAAGTGAAGCTAACGGAGATAATCTGGCAGGTAGAAATGGATTGTTTATTATTTGGACACCTATGCAGTTTGAAGTTCTTGAGGAACTTGCAGCCTCTAACGGATTTAACACAGCCGATTATGCTTTAAAGAATGGTTTAGACGCTGGTTTTCTTTATAGGGGTGTATATCACTATAAATCAAACAAGCATTCATCTAATCACGTCTTTGGCGGAGTTAAAGGATTATTCACTTTGGGTATCTTAAAGTCAACTTATGGCGATACTCAATTTGTCAATGAACCTGCGACTGCTGATGGAGCATTATCTGGTGTCGGAGTAGTTAGTAGAATGGATTGGGAATTTAAGACTTGGACGAGTACTCTTCCTTTGCTATTTGACATTATCACGAATGGATAAGTTGTTTTCATACTTTGCTCTTGTCAATAAAAGGCGAGAGCGAAGATATTAAAATAACTTAATAATATATAAATTATGAAATTTTCAGAAGTAACTTATGACGGCGGTTTGTCTGAAATGATAAACCGTATATGTGGAACTACTAATAGCGTTTATTCAAACAAAGCTAAAGTAGTTGATATAAACAATGCTTTAGATAAATATTTTGCTTTAGGTGGTTATCAATTTGAAGACAATAACCAATCAACTGCTCCAATAGAAACTATTGACTTGGTTGACGGGACAAGCAGATACGAGATAGATGACCTTACTTCAGAATTACTTAACTTTTTAAGAGTAGAAGTTATAAAAGATGATGATACTGAGATACTATTGAAGCCGAATAAATTAGTCAATATTCACGAGGCGTATGATGAATATTCAAGCGATGACGGAACACCAGCAGAATATTTTAAAATAGGACGATATATAGACCTCAAGCCAGCCCCTGATTACGATAAGACGGCTGGTTTAAAAATTTACTTTGACAGACCAGCTTCTAAATATACTTTTGTTGCATTTACTACAACCTTTGCTACTGATTTATTTAATGCGACAGCTCACGGATTAGTCGCTGGTGATGCTGTTATTTTTGAAACAGATAATGATGACGCTCCGTCTGGAGTAACTGTTGATACTACTGTTTATTATGTGATAGCGTCAGGGCTTACCGCTGACATTTTTAAGGTGTCAACAACGATAGGTGGCTCTACTATCACATTAGCAGATAACGGAACTGGCAATCATAAATTCTTAAAGGTATCAAGAACTCCAGGGATACCAACAATCCACCATCCATATTTAGCCCGTAAAGCATCTATGGAGTTTTTAAGATATAAAAAACTACCTCAAATCGCTACTGTTGCTCAACAGGTAGCAATGGACGAAAGAGATATAAAGGAGTTTTTCGCTTTAAGAAATAAAGATGAGAGAAATATAATGACCACTTCTCCAGTTAGAAATGGAAGGTGGCGATAATTTATGGCAAAACAACCAAAACCATTAATTGTAAAGAACTTTCAAAAAGGGATAGCCCCCTCAAGTTATTTGGGGTTTGAAGAAATTAGAAACCTTAACATAACTGACAAGCCAGGAGGTTGTTATCCGCATAGTGCTTTAACAAAAGAAAGCTCTACTACTGTTGATGATTTAATAGAGGGATTTACCAAAACAAGTGAAAGCGAAGTCTGGGGATTTTCTAAAGAAGTCGCCAATAATGTTTATAAAAGGACTTCTGCTGGGACTTGGTCAAAGTTCGCTCCTGGTGGTTCTAACCAAACAGACATAGGCATAGGAGCGATACAATTTTGGAAAGGATATGTTGCTATTATACAAATGGGTGGAAGTGTAGATTGGTTTGATATTTCAGACGATAGTTGCGAAACTAGCTG